TCTCCCTAGACAATAACGACTTACATACACACATTGATGATGTCTGTCTACAGGTCTCATATAATCTTCTACCTGCGTTCCATCCCATCTTCCCCATTATTTGTGGGGCTATTTTGAGACTTGATATTACATCACCAGTGAAGGCGAAATACTAGCATTAATTCGTGAAAGTGACCTCCTCCATAAGTAAATTGAAGGATCGGTCATAAATCAAATCATTAAAATGGTTGTTCATGGATTGTTGGCTCAAGTTGTATCTTCTCCGAATAGCATTATTGGCCTCAATTCTATCCCCAAATATTGTGCTGGATCTTCTTTCTTCAATAAGATTTATCTCATATTGATTCTTGCCAAAATCGAGGTATTCAACCTTGGGTAATTTTTTTTCTTTTTTTATGCTATCGTGGATGTCAAATGGATTTGCCAATTCACTCTTCTTTTGTTCCCTCTTCAAAGCCGCAAGATACGCTTTTACCTCTTTTTGCTCGGGTTCTATACTTGCTGCTATTCTCCTATAAGCTGCTGGATAATCCTCAAAGACTGGTAGGCCTTTGCACCAAGATTCCATTTCTATTGCCATTTGTTCAAGCAAAATCTTTGCATGCTCCTTATTCATAGCTCTGAAAATGGATTCAGAATAACAACACAGTATCTCACAACGATTCAGTTGACGCACGATCTTCGTTGTCTTCTTTGAAGTAAGCAAGTGTTGGGAACAGAAATCATAAGTATCGATATCCCCTATTGATAGCCTTTTTAAATACATACCCAAACCATGGCACCTGGGCACCTTGGTGAGTTTGTCTAAGTTATCCCCAGAGTCAAAAACCAAATTATAGGCATTTTGTATATCCTTGTCTGAGATGTCCTTGAATAACCAAGCGGCCGAATCATCGCCCTTACACCATAAGGCATAGTCTGTAATTTTCTCCAAACCCAACAATTGTTCATATATGAACCGTTGATACAAAGCTTGTCTAATGGTATTTCCAAAAGTGGTGTCTGGGTTGCCTGTAAAAACCGTTCCGGAGACTTGGACATCTAAAAGAACTCCGTCATGGGTCGAGGTTTGCACTCTCAATCTTCTAGTTTTGGCACATGCGATTTCGACAAATAGGTTTTGACCAAGATCTTTCAGATGGTGCAATACATTGTTATCAGCAATATAATTATAAATAAGAAAATCTATTTTCTTGTGGCTGTTCGTTTGGGAATTGTCATAAGCACTGATATCGGATTGAATAAGTTTAATCAACTTAGTTTTATAATCATTAATTTTACCCTCCATCTCTCCCCAATTTTTGGCCCCACTCGTTTCATACCCGAAGAAATTTGTTTTAAAAATCTTTTCCAGCTGCCAGATTATTGGTCCCATCACAAATTTAACTATGGCGTTTGGCGCTGATATAGCTCTATTCTTGGGATATTTCTCAAGATTATCAAGGATCTGTTTCTCCGTTTTACAGTGCAAAGACCAAATGGGCTTCTTCCAATTACCACCAGGATCCTCTGACATTTCTTTACTAAGGTTTATCATCTCCTCTTTTTGTTTGGAATTCAGATGATCAAACCAATCAGAAAAAGAGTATTTAAAATTCGATAACATTGGTATGATTTCATCCTTAAAGATGCGTTCCACGAAATCATCGAATCTTTTCATCATCCTAAAATCTAATTGAGCTCGCATGGACAATTGTCTATAAGCGGCTGACATCAACGTTTTATTACACTGATTATACACGACAACATCATGTTTTGTTTCGGATTTGTGTGACATCAATTTAATTGCTCCCATGGTGTCCTTGCCAGTATTATTCTTACAACTGCAATCAATATCACCTATCCTAAAAGAGGCGAATTCCTTGCAGGCACTTGTGGTTATCAGATGATTTGGATTCAAAGTGAAAGAGTCACTCAGGTCTTTGTTCAAAGATTCATGCGCACAAATTTTCTTTACCATCATGTGGCTGGCTCTAATTTTCCGATATGCTGGTTTATTAGCATTAATGAAAGGATACTGTGAAATCCGATCATTAAGATTCTTGGATACAATTTTGGGTATGACATTGAAATGTTCATTAGTATGTTCGAACAAGCGATTCCAAAAAGTGTCTGGATCTTTACTAATGTCTTCTGGCGTGAAATTGGGATTGTCTAAAAGCATATCTTGAAATTTCTTAAAAATCTTATCCCAACCGTCCACTTGACTAAACTCATTGTTGTACACTTGACTACAGCATATTACCACCCTACTTTGCAGAACGTTAGTTATCAGAAGTTGAGTTTTGAAAAAATTGATGAAAACCGTGTTCAGAATGGCGACACAGAAAGCGGAATTCAAATTAGGCTGTCGCACCATAAGTAAGCCAACCATATCTGTCATCCACTCCCGATCTATAACTCCTTTATGCTCCCCTAGGTATCGTTCTATATCTGCCAAGTATTTCACTGGTATAAAGAAATCAAATTTCATGGCCGAAACATTAACGAACTTCATTGATTCAAGGGTCCATTTGAATCCTGTTTTGTAGCTATTTACGCCAAAGCCCCCTTTTATACGATGCAACAAAACATTTTTGTCGTTGGTTTGTTTGAGGAAAATGGCGTTTTCTTGTTCAATTGTCTCTGTTGAATTGCAAAATTCAATGACTTTGCACATCGTGGGATAATCATTAATGTCGTCTATGATGAGATCAATCTTTTGGTCAATGATATCCGTTAAGGAGTTAATTGGCATCATAATTTGAGTTTTAACATCATGGCTGGTAATGATTATTGTTCCATAAACATATTCCATATCGGTTTCATCAAATCTGTCGGTGACGTTAAGATAGATTGCATTTTCAATTGAAAATAAGCAAACATCGCACTCAGTGCATTCACAAGTATTATCTATTTTGAAATGATCAGTCATACACAGACCTACGTAATCATGTTGGTGATTGTACACGTGTTTGTTCCCATAGACCATCATTGTTAAATTAAAAGTTTCGTGGTTGCCTTTAATTTGGAAAACACCGTTGTCTTGGCCGGCTATCCTAATGATCCCTGAATTTTTCCCATTCTTCGGAACATGCATGGCAAAAGTGCCCAATATGTTATTGGAGTAAGACGGTGGGCATTTGCTGGCTAATTTCAGAAGCCATGATGGGTCTATGTAGTACAAGGAATCAGTGAAATTGAAAAGTAGGTCATCCCTAATAATTGAATTTGTGACAAAGGTTTCAAAAGTTTCATCAGTAACTGTAACTTGTTTGGCACCAAACCAAATTAAAGATTCGACAATCGCTCGTCTGGAAGGGCAACGCGTTATATCTTCAAAACATTGGTTTGGTATCAGACATATGCTCGTTAAAGCTTGGGATAAGAATCTAGATGAACTACCAACGTCCACCACTGTTTTCAGAAATCGGTTGCATCCTTCTATGAAAATTGCATTCTCTGCTATATTTATAAGTTCTGCCCTTTTTCGTAAACTGGCGCCATTGGCATGTGGATTGTAATCCAGCTTGTCTTTAACATACCTGAAGTGTTCTGGATGAATCTGCGCCAATTTTTCACATGATGTGTCGGTTTGCCTTTGAGCTTTACTATAATAAGTAGTCTCACACATCTCAACTGGGTAAGCGTAAATCGGCAGAGACCTTTTATAGGTTACGGAACCGTTTTCATCCATGATAATCTCTGGAGGTTTCTTGAACAACGGTTTAGAAATCACGGATGCCATGGCCTTCCTGTAAAACTCCAATTGTTTGTGTGTGTTCTGTGAACTGTCCATTGGTGTGACTTTGATGCCTTGTTTGTCAGCGATTAGAACAGTCTCGATATTTATTCTGGGTTGGCTACCTTCAGTTGTGCATCTGGGTGACGGCTTAGTCGCTTTAAGATTAATATGGTTCTCCCCGCTGAAGAGATTGTCTGCATCAGGTTTTCCCTTAGGCATGTCAACCCCAGGCTTGATGATGTCTTTCTTTTCTGGATATTCAATATATTCAATTTCATTGATAACATCCTCTTTCAATGGCAAATCGGGTGCCACCTCAACGCATCGGAAAGTTGTCTTCTTGTTTTTGTTTTTATTTTTATTCTTGACCTCTTTCCCAACTCCACTTGTTTCGTAAGCGTTTTTTGTATCAGTGTACCAATCGCGAAACCCTTCCCCAGTACTTGTTACATGTTGTATGGTTTCTAAGTCTAGGTCCAATAGGATACCTATGATGACTGATTGGACTGTATCCTTAGCTAAGGTGATATCCATCTCTAATAACCACTCCGTGATAGCATCCCCACATTTCTCCCATTTCTCTTCCCTTCTACTAAAACACTCCTGCTGCGATTTTTCGAATTTAATTTCCAAATCTTTACATTCTTTTTCAATGTCCCTATTCTTCTTCTTCTTGGATTTGTTGATTCGATTTTGTGAATTACTGCTAGTTAGGTTTCCCGATTTCCCGGTACTCCCTTTATTGACTTCATCTTTCGACAAATCAAT